CCGGGTTCTAGGAATAAGCCTTCTTAATCTGTTAAGAAGCTTCCCACTAGGGGCAGCCTCCTCAAAGGGCAACTCACAGCTTTCGCTGAAGAGAGTCCTGGGCAGATCGCGGAGACCTGGGAAAATGGCAAATGTATTATCTTGCCATCCAGCTTTGCGGAATGTTGAAACCACCTTCTCGTCGAAGGTGCGAACTGACTCTGCTATCTTATCTCCTTCGAGATAGGATTGTAGGTCTTTCGATGAAGCGTCGATTAACCGATAACATCGGTCATTAACGCGCTTCGATAGACCCGTGAGGGAGTTCACTATACTCTCATCCAAGGCAATACGCAATCCTTCGCGTATCATCACCTCGAGGTTTGATCCTGGATAACTCCAGTTCAGACCATAAGGGTGAATGAAGTCGGGAACGTGTGCAAAATATAACACACAATCTCGCTGTCTCTTTGAGAGTAGGAGCAACATACGCCGTCCAAACATCCTAGTAAGATCGAGGAAATTATCATCAGATACACGTCTCCACTTAAACTGTGGGACAATAGTATCTTCTGTAATTACCTTGCCGGCAAACTCTGCGAGTTTGTTCGACACAAGGGTCTTATCAGGTGAATAGGGACATCCCATGATGTCCAACGCTACAATGTAACGTTGGTATAATTCCTCATCCAAGATGAGGACATCATCTCCAACAACAAAGAACTCACGGTTCCACTTGCGACCAAGCAAATGCTTGAGCAAGAGGCCGTGTGTCATGGTGAATATAAAGAATGAAGGATTATAACCTAACGGTTGTCCTTTCTTCCATTGTATATCACCAAGTTCAGACCGGTATGTCGCACGACTAATGTCGTTAAACATATTAACCCAGTCTGAGTCTTTGCCATACAGTTGTGCAAGCACAGCTGTTTGGAGTTCCAGAGGAAACACATCAGTAGCAGAACTGAGGTCTACAGAGTAGACTTTCTTACTGTTACTTAATGCTTCCTGTACGGATGGGAACGCGCGGCTCTGATCATGGGTACAATCCCATGGCAGGGTCTTGACTTTATGTTTCAAGTCAAGCTTCAGGGGCTCTGCAGCCACCTGAAACAGTCTGTAAGGAGAAGCAATGCTTCTCATCTTATAGCCTGGCTCCTGTAGGAAATGCACTTCTCCAGCCAGAAAGGAACTATGGTCGATTTCATCCACATGGGTGTCATCTACATACTTCCGGATGTCAATACCACTAAAGACATGGGAATAAATCCCCCAATATCTTTTGCAGTGTTGCCATACAGCCTCATTCCTTGTAAGTTCACACTCAACAAGGAGGTGCTTATTCTGGGGCACCGATCCTTTCCGGAATGTAGGGGCCCTCTTCGAGGGTGACCCTGCCCATTCCAGGATTGAGGAAGGAGTGCACGGATCAGTCTTCTTACGGAAACGTCTCTTAGCTTCGGTTCTAACACCGTTGATAAGATCCTCCGGTATCACTACCGGGGAAGCGTTAACTCCCGAGAAGAATTTCTCCTTCTGGCTTGTAGTAATCTTACTACTTGTCCACTGAGAATAGGCCATAAAAGCGTTCACAACTTTCTGAAAGTTGCGTTCATTTTTAAGCCCGTACCTCAGGAGAGAGCCTACTACACCCTTGTACCAACCTTTACGATTACGTGCAAACGTATTCTCAAAAGGAAGGTCAGAGTATAGGTGAATCATGAGCAACTTAAGGTTCTTCAACCTTTCGATTGCCCACTGTTCACCGCTGGCGGTCCGCCATTTGGCCACCAACTCCGAAAACGGAGTGATAGCGTGGTTAGGTATTCCTATAACCCTGAGTCGTAACACAAGTCCAGATGTTGAGCTCATTGAGTTCATACTATGGTCCTTTGGCTATTCAGCCTTTATGGGATTCTAGTTACATCAAGACCGTGACGTACGGCCGTTGGGTTAGATAGAACTCCCGTTAACCTGCCTTTTAGGAAACACTGGCTTTATCAGTGCGCAACTTGTTGAATACCTTCTGGAACTCCTTAGGGAGAGAAGGAAGTGTACTATCAGCAAGGAGACATCCCAGTTTTAGGGTAAGGAAAAGATGAAGATCATCTAACTTTTCCCATATGGGTTCGAGCTCGACAAGAGCTGTAGGGTTTATACCTCCTACAGATGCTTGAGGAGATTCGTCCTCCACAATGGATTTAAGTTTTTGAACTTCCATTATTCCTTCCCTCAACTGTTGCATCTTCCAAACATTTGAGAGCACTAGCTTCTCTGAGTCAGAGAACTGGTTAGTATCAATTTTGGTTGCACTCTGGTTAATTGCCATAGTATTTCCTCCTAGGTTTAGGTTTACGG